GCCGTGCACCACCTTGGCGGCAGCGTCTGCCACCTTGACCTCGAACTGCCAGCCAGCCAGACCGAGCACATCGTCAAGGCGCTGAGCTACGGCTCGCGCATCGGCGTAGGTGAAGGTCATTCCGCCACGCCCTGGGCGTGTCTTCAGGTCTGTGCCGGTAAAGGGTGCGGCCAGTGCCGCTGCGATTTGCTTAGTCATTCTCTGGTCCTCCTAGAACCTCAATGGACTCCAGTTTGTTGACTGCCAGATTGCGTGAGTCCGCCTTCGCAATGTGACCGCTCTCGAATACCGTTCCGATCTTCACCTCCTCGGCTTCCGCCATATACGCGCTCGCCTCTTTGACTCCTAGGAGCCACGCCCTCTGGAATCGCGTCGGACTTGGTGGTCCGTTGCGATCCTCACCTGCGCCGAGCTGCAAGTGAACGAAGGCGTAATAGTCCACCGTCTGGTGGTCTTTGATGTAGTCAAAGACGCTGACTGGATCGGTTGCCCACGCAGCCTTGCTCCACGCCTTCGTCTTGACATCGACTTTGAGACCGCACACTTCGTAGTCGTGCGTGGTCGCGTTAATGAACTTGAGCGGAATCTTGCGCTCTAGGACTGCCGCCTCAAAGACGGCCTGACCTACGCAGCCAGTCCAAGTCGTATTGCCCTGCGCCTTATCCTTGCGGAAGCGCATTGCATTGCTGGAGCGCGCAGCCTTGAACATCTCCTCAGCGCGGACGATGATTGCCGGTGTGATCGCTACTTCAATCACGCCTCATCCTCCTTGCCGTGAACGCGGAAGACGCGCGCACCTGGCTTCTCTGAGGTGTAGCGCTTGACCGCTTCCTCATAGGTCTGCGGTGCAGTGGTGCGGAGGACATCCGCGATGCTCTCCCAGTCCACCTTGACGCTCGCCTTGTTCTGCTTCCAAGTGGCAAGCCAGCCGCGACCCTTCACGCCTTCGCCCTCACCGATGGCCTCCTTGATGGCGATCGCCATTTCCTTGAGTGCTGCATCGGCAGCCTCAGCCTCAGCCTTGGCTTCAATGTAAAGGCGCGCGATGTGATCGAGCTGCGGATCTGCCACCGTGTAGGTGCTGCTGCTCTGCGGCTTGACCTCTGCGAGCGTGTCGCTGTCGTTGCCGGTCAGTGGCGGTGGGGTCTTGGTCTTGACCAAGTCCAGGAACGCCACCGCCTTATCGAACAGCAGGGTCTGGTAGATCGGATCAGCCTCAACGCGCTCAATGCGGAAGACCAAGCCAGAGAGCAGCACGGCGACATCGCAGTACGACGCGCCAGTGATGAACATCTGCCACTGCACCTGATCCACATACATCTGGGGCACAGGCGCCAGCGACCACGCGCTGCTTGTTGAAGTCTTGATCTCTACGAGTCCAGTTGGATCGCCAATGATGGTGCGGTCCAGCGATGCCATCGCCCAAGGGTGCTCCTTGAGGCGCACGATGCCGTTGCTCTTTCGCAGCTTCTTCCCAGTCTCCGCCGTGTAGTAGTCAGCGACTGCCTGCTCTAGGATCTGGCCGCGTTGCGCGGCTGCACCTGCTGGCTGCTCACCGACCTGACCAGTCAACTCTGCCCAGAGTCGGTATGCCGTCTTGTACGGCGATGTACCGTTGATCGCCGTGATGCCGGTGGCGGTAATGCCGCCCTTCCGCATCTCGAACCACTCTGGGCTGCGCTGTGGCGCAGATACAAACTCGTAGCGCTTGCTCACTGTGTGACCTCCTGTCGTGTCTTGTTGAGCGCCTTCTCTGCGGCGCGCAGTTTGCTCTTCGCTTCTGCTAGGCGCTCCTTATCGCCGTTGCTGTAGATGTCTACGACCTTCTTCCAGTGGCTGACATTGCAGTCAGCGCAGAGGCGCTCAATCAGCGAAGGCTTGGTCTCGGTGACCATCTGCCGCGCGCAGATCACGCACTTCCACTTCTTCATCCGAACACCTCCCAGAGGATGACCGCCAAAACCCAGACGATCATCATTGCGACGGTGAACTCGAAGCGCTCCTGTCGGCGCGATTCGCGCTGGAGCTTCTCGTACTCGCTGCTGAAGTACGGCCGCACGACCATCTTGGGCGTGCTCTTACGATTGACTTTCACAGTGACCCTCCTACTACTAGCACGATGTAGATGCACGCGATGAAGATCGCGTACCCAATACCGTCAATGATTGCTGACTTCATTATCGATCACGGACCTTTCCGGACTTGGTCACCGTAAAGTAGAACTTCGGTGACTCGTTTGGAATGGTGGCCGCACACGGCTTGCAGATGCGCGTGTAGATGTTGTTGTTATCAGCACTGACCTTTACAGGCTTGCTGCACATCCAGCACTGCTCGGTAATCCTCTTGTCCATCTTGACCTCCTTGTCAGTCCAGCCGAGTGGCTGTGTCCTGCCTGACATAGGCATCATAGGGTCAACGGTTCAAGCCTGTCAACCCTGTTGCGTGACTATTTTTTATGCAGGAAGGATAGCCCCTGGGTGGGGAGGGACCACCCAGGGGAAGCCGCCTAGGACGGCTGAGACAAGTCCTCTATAGCCAGATTGACTAGGAGCCGTAGGCAGATGCCACAGAGGAGCACCTGCTCAGACTCGACCTCCCAGACCCTGCTCTGTAGCTCGCAGACCGAGCAAGTGCCATAGGGGCGCTTGACTCGGACTGGCATTGCTAGTTGCGCTTGAGGCCGTACGCACCATTGTCACGATCCAGCGCCTTTACGACGATGCCGAGACCTGATGCAAGACCGGCGGAGACGATGGTGCGGAAGTCGCCACCTTGGATGTCCAAGAGTGGGATGCCCAGACCGAGCGCCACCGAGATGCTGACCGTGAGGAAGGTGCGGACAAAGTCCAGCGCGATCTCATCGATCTGCGTGTTCGCGGCGACATACTTGATACCTGCCCAGATGCGGTTCATACCCTTTTCCTTTCTAGTCGCAGCGGCTGCTGCATTGATGACGGCGAGACCGTCTGCGGCGATAGCGCCCCAGTCAGCCTTGCCGATCTGATCCAACTGCGCCTGCACAGCGTCAGGTGTCTTGGTGTCAGATTCTACTTTTCGCGCCTCCTGGTGGCGCTGAGGTGCCTCTGCGAGGATTTTAGGAGCAGGTGCTGGCGTAGATGCGACAGGCACAACAGGCGCAGCGGCAACTGGCGCGGCTGCTGGCGCAGGCGCTGCGACCTTGCCTGGATGCGTGACAATGAGGAGCGCCTTGTAGTCAGCCTTCAACTTGCCAGCCTTCACCTTGCTGTTGGCGATCTGGCGCAACTGCGCCTCTGTGACCGGCACGCCGAACTTCTCGGCAGCGACCTTCTCGTCGCGCGTCGGACACGCCCACTGCCAGCCGTCAACATCGTCATAGCCAGCGGAAGTCATATGGCCGTAGCCCAACTTGATCTTCTCTGGCTTCTCCTTCGACCACCACTTATGCCAGCGGTCGTGCCACGCCGAGATCTTCACGCCTGCTGGGTAGTCCACTGCCTGCTGTACCCAGACCATCAACGCCGCGCCACCCTTGGCGGCTGCGACTGCGTCCTCCCACGACTTCGCATATCGAGCCTTGCCGCCTAGGTGCGCGATGACCTTGACCGCCTCTGGCAGGGAGCCGCCGTTATCCGACACGCCCTGCTTGTCTACGCGCTTGAGTGCAGCCTTCTCCGCTGCGACACCGTCAGCGGCGCTGTAGTCGACCGTGTAGCCAGAAGCCCACGAGACTGCGGCCGCGCAGGATGACCAGGTGCAGTCATCTAGGATCTGCTTCGCGCCCTTCTGCTGCGCCTCAGCGTCCGAATAGAGCTGCGACTTGACCTTGTACTTCACGCGCCAACCTCCTGCTTGATCAGTACCGCGAGTGCGCGACCGGCCGCGTCGTAGTCAAGAGCGGCACTGACTGGATGACCAGCCGTCACGCCAACTGCGTACTCTTTGCCGTCGTTCTCAATGCGCCAGAGTGTGCCACCGAATGCGGTGTGATTGTCGTTCGGTACTACTGCAACCCACTCCATCGGAGCGGTGTCAACGCGCGTCCAGCCCTGTAGATGTACCTGCTCGATGTGATCGGTGTGCGTCATTACTCCTCCATCCACCGTAGTGGTCCAGTCAGCAGCCAGATCAGCGTCAGTCCGCCGAAGAGTGCCGCCATAGTTGATTGCGTCTCGCCTTCTGGTAGTACCACGACAGCGAAGAGCAAGCCGAGAATCGTCCACGCTCCGCCTACGAGATCAACGATGATGCGCTTGATCACTTGGTCACCTTTCTCGCCGCAGCCGCAGCGCTTGATGCCGCAGCTACGGCCGCACTTGCCACCTGGCTGATGACGATTGCGACTGCCACCGGCGCGGCTTTCTTCTTCTCTTCTGGCGAGAGATCCTTGCCGAGATTGGCGAACTTACCAACGACGGCGCTGACTGCTTCGCCAACTGCGGCGACAGTTTGTTCTGCAATGTTATCTGGTGACGGTGTTGGTTCAGGTGTCGGAGCCACACTCGGCTCTACTGATGGCTCCAGAGATGGAGAAGGTAGAGGAGAGGGATCAGGAGATACGGACTCTGTCGCACTAGGAACTGGCGAAGGCTTGGGCGTGGGCGACGGCTGGGGTGTGGGAGTCGGTGATGGGATCGGCGTTGGTGATGGCTCATACGAGACCTCCACGCTAGGAGACGGCGACGGCTCAACAGACGGCGACGGCTCAATGCTTGGCTCAGGAGATGGTGACGGTTCTGCAGATGGCTCTGGTGAGGGTTCCACACTTGGCTCAACCGACGGCTCAACCGATGCCTCAACGCTCGGCGTAGGTGATGGTGCGACATAGAGCGGATCGGTAATCGTCAGCACGCCAGCGCCACAGCACGAGTCGGTGGCGAACATTCCCCAGCCGTAAACATCGCCTGCTTGCAGCTCGATCTGGATGCTGCCTTGCAGGAACTGCGTGCCGTCAAATGGAGCGAGCCAAGTCTGCACGCCATTGAGAACAAAGAAGGGTCTGTCAAAGTGTGCGCTGTCGGTGGTCTGGTACAGCCACAGCGCCGAGTAGACGGTCGCTTCCTCTGCGATGGCCGTGTAGGTTGCGGTGTTGCCGCCACCACCATCGTTCGGACCAGTCAGCGTCCAGCCGCCTTCAACATCGGCAACCGAGCCTCCGCCGGTGGTGTTGAATGTCCAGACGCTCACGGCAAAGATCGGCGCGACCATAGAGCAGGTCAGCACCAAGCCCAAGAGTGGGAATGCGAGCCGCCTCACTTAGAGAGCAGCGATGCCAGTAGTGGGATTAGCACGCTGAAGAGCAGCGCACCGATCACTACGAGTCCTCCCTTGATTCGGTCAACATCAGAGCGCACCTCATCAAGCTTCTGCGAATGAGAGTCCAGGCGCTCGATCAGTTGGTCAATCTGGCGCGGTGTCATCGTGACTCCAGCGCGGCAGTCAACGACAGCAGCGCGTCAGTTCGAGTTGCGCCGGTACCAGTGGCGAGTGGCTCTCCGTCAATCTTGTCGGATGCGTGGGCAGTCCACACGCCGTCAATCTGGTCAAGCAGGGTGACCTGCCAGCCGTGAACTGCTGACGCGGCCATTGCTTGATCTAGTGCTGCAAGTTCAGCGTCCATCACGCACCAATCCTCCCAACGCTCAACGCTGGGAATACGCCTGCCACATTGGCGGTGTTGAGTGCGCCGCCAGAAGTTTGCAAGAGGCTGATGGTGACTTGGTCACCAAAAACTAGATAGAGGTTGGTAGTGACAGAGAGGTTTGTCGTGCTGGCTGACGCAGCAGAAACATTGACGCTGCTTCTAGTAGTTCCGTTTACCGCGATTCCGACTTCTCGTCGACCAGTGGCGTTCGCTGCAAAAGCCGCATTTGCCGTGACGCAATAGAACCCATCTTGACCAATGTCAATGCTGTCGTTGGCATTATTGAACCAGCCATTTGGATCGTAGGTTTGAATGCTTGGTGTGGAACTTGCAGTGCTAAGTACTGCCTTGGTTGAGGTGTTGTTCGTAAGCGATTGTGTTGCTGTGTGCGAGACACGCGCGACCCATTGTGAACTATCTCCAGAGACATAAAGTCCTCCAATGAGCATAAGTTTGTTGTCGTTGTTGTAAAGAGACACGAGTCCGTCGTTTCCGCCAGCCTTGATGCCAGGCAAAACAATCCCCATCGGCTCTCGGTTCATACGAACATTGTGAATGTTGTGTCGTCGGAATGTTCCGGCAGCCCCACCTACAGTTCCTGTCGTTGCACAGGTGATTGTAATCTTGGCGTAGGCTGCATTTACTGGCGCTATAGTGAGCGCGGTATAGCCATAAGTAATATCACCTCCGCTTGTTCCTGCACCAGTGAAAGTCTTTGCCGCAGACTCTGGAGGCGTTGTTGTTAGGTCGGTATCGCTGGAGTCGTAATACTCATATTTGATCACGAGATTGATGTTGGTATCGGCAGTTCCTACACCTGTATAACTGTAAGCAGCTGAATGAGCAATCGAGTCAAATGCTGGAACGGTAGGAGTACCCACCCCAGGAACAATCGTTACATTGCGACTAATCGTTGCCGATTTCCCTGTAAGAGTCCCTGCGGCCACTGACCACTGAAGAGCAAAACCTGATGGTGCTGTTGAATCTTCAACGATGGCGCAGGTGATCGCCCCTGCACTATTGACATCCGTGAAGGTCCAATACGGCAGTGGGTTCTCATCTGTGATCGTGTCGCCAGCAGCATCCGGCGGAATGGCGAAGTCACCGTTTGCCACGCCAGCCTGAATCTCACGCAGCGCAGCTGGACCAAAGAGCAGCGCAGTCTCGCCGTCGCTCGATGTGCTGACGAGCGGTGCGCCCTTGTCGGCGTTTACGCCACCCTCATATGCGCCGAAGCCTTCTAGGTTCGTGCCGTACTTACCCACTCTTACTCTCCTTGGATGAGGCCGCGCAGCCCCTTCAGATACTGACGGCGGAAGTCCGCTTCAATGTCGTATTGCACCTGGTAGGTGCCGCCACCCTGAGCGAAGCGCATCGTCACGGTTGGGATGTAGAGAATAGCGGACGAGAGGTCGAGTGCTGGCGCGGTGATCTTCACATACTGCCCAGGCAGCCACGCCTTCACGAGGGTGTAGGTTGCTGCTGCCGTCAATGCGTAGCCCTGGCTGTAGCCATACGACCAGTCAGGCGAAGATGTCTGGCTGATGTTGCCGCCAGCCACGGTGAACGAAACGGTGCGGACTGGCTTGCCGCGCGTCACCATCGTGGCGCGTGCAAGTGATCCGATAGCCACGCCACGGTCTGCCTTCTTGACGATCTTCGGCGCGCTGAAGACTTCGTGCGGCAGAGGACCATTGCGGCTCGCAAGCCCAGCGCCGTTGCGGCTGTAGGTGCCTGTGTAGGTGCGGAAGTATGGGTCGTTGGTTGGTGCGCTCGGCCACGATGTGCTGCTGTCGTAGCGCGCATAGGCGGAGTCAGCCTGCACAAAGATGCCCTTGACGATGTCGCCGTGGTCAAGGTTCACCGACAGTTCACGAGCCAGAATCCGCGTGACGGTTGAGCCGCTGCCAGTCTGGACGCTTGACGGATCGGTCACGATCTCGGCTGGCGCGGTGGCGTAGGTCGGAGCCGTGGTCTTTGGTCCGTAGTTCAATCGACCATCGCCATCGATCCAGTAGCGGTACTGCACATCAGCAATACCACCTGCAGCCTCAGCGACTTGATCGAGTGCGCTCTGCAGTGTGGTTGCCTTGAAGGTCTGCTTTCCTACGGTCTGAGCCGAGCCTGTGAAGATCGCGCGCGTAGATCCGCTGATCACGGCGGTGTTCAGGATCTGGCGCGTGGTCGCATCGTTGACCTGTGTATACACGCGAGCCAGCAAGCCGTTGATGATGTCGCGATCGGTTGAGGTAGACGAGCCGAGCGTAAACGAGTCCACGAAGGAGGTCGCGCGAATACCTGTCGTGCCGTTGCGGATGATGGTCTTTTGCAGCCAGCCATCTGCATCATCAACGCTGACAGTAGCTCGCGAGCCGAGACCGTTCTCTAGCATCTGAGCATCAATGTTGGTAATAAATCCAAGAAAGATTGGCGTGGTTGCGCTGTAGCGCGTATCAAAGAATTGAACGCGCGCATTGTCATACACGCCACCAGAGCGCCACCACGGACCGGCAACTGGTGTCTTGGGCTCAATGACATCAAAGTTCATCTGGCCACCATTGCCATCGCCAGAAAGCGTGAGCGTTAGCGTGCCAAGGTCGACATACGGAGTAGTCGTAGCTGACGGTGCTGGCAGTGTAAGAATGTCATTGCCACTGTTTACGCCTGCGATCTTCAGGCTGAATGGGTTTGCCATTTAGCGACCTCGTGAGAATGTGCCTGTTCGCTTGATTGAATCGCTGATTACGGTGTCAACTTTGCCTGTGCCAATAAAGATGTTGTTGACTGTGCTGCCACTCATTGGCCCAGATGGCTTTGCTGGCGCAGGTACGAACGGCATTCCATTTGCTACCCACGGCGTTCCGGTATTTGTCACCAGCGGCTTACCAGTGTTCGGTACAAGCGGCGCCCCATTTGGCCCAGCAAGAGGCCGACCGCCTCTCTCTTCTAATGCTCTCTCGGAAAGTGTCTTGCCACTCGTTCCAGCAGCAATAGCAGCAACAGCCGCCGCAGTGAGTGCAACGATGGTAACTGGAAGCGCAGCGGCGCCAAGGAGCGCCAGCAAACTTCCACCACCAGCAGCAGCGCCTCCTACACCAGCAGCACCGGCTGCAGTCGCGGCAGCAGTTGAAGCGCCAAATGCCGCGACGGCCTTGCTCACGATTGCGCTGGTCAGCGCACTGGCGAGTGCCGCTGGAACCTGGGCTGCAATGTTTGCGACGATGATTGCCGTGAATGGATCTACGCCATTCTTCAGCAGGTTCGCCGTGATTACTCCTTTAAGTCCGCCAAAGGCAGCGCCGATTCCGCTGATCAGCAGCGTGATAGATCCACCTGGACCAAGCAAGTCCTCTGCGCTCTTGCCAATGCCAGTGATCTTATCTATGAACTGTTCGATGCCAATGATGGCCCTCGGTACATTTTGCTCAAACTCAGCAAATAGGCTCGGCAGTTTGTCTAGGATTTTCGTGACGATGATGTCTGCCCAGCGCTGTAGCTTTGGCGTGTTCGCCTCGATCAGGTGTGCGAAGCGATCAAGATATGGGGCAAGCCCCTTAAACAATTTCGTGACGGCTGGAAGAAACGCCTCGCCAAACTGCTCCTTGAGTTCTGCTGCGCCAATGGCTAGAACCTGGAACGATCCCTCTACCGTATCGCCATACGCCTTAGCACTGCCCTTGGTCTTACCAAGGATTGCATTGAGCGCAGCCTGCCCTTTGACTGCCTTCGCCTCAATACCAAGGGTCTTGAGAAGTTTGGCGCCGTTGCCCTGGTACGCCTTGCCAACTGCAAGAGTCGCGTCTGCCAGCGACATCCCAGTGGCGCGAGCCAGATCCATTGCGACATTCTGGATCTTGAGCGCGTCTTGATATCTCTTGGTAAACCGTGTGCTGGCCTCTACCGATGCGCGAACCTCATCATCAGTGAAGGCGAGTTTTTGCCCAGCGGCGATCTGTCGTTCTACTGCATTGAGCACAGACTCCGTTGCAAGTCCACGCGCCTTGAGCGCAGCATTCAGCTTGGCGGTAGCAGCCTGATCTGCCGCTGCATCCTTGATCGCCGATGCGGTGAATGCACCAACGCCGGCAGCGACTCCAGCGATACCGAGTGCGACCTTCTTGAAGTCTGCGCCAATCTGGCTCGCGGTGCTTCCTAGTTTCCCAAGGGCAGAGTTGATCGTCTTGATCTGCTTAGACGCAGCATCACGAGCGCTAATCGTTGCATTGACCTGAACATTAGCCATTGCTTACTCCTACCCTGTTCGCAGGTTTGACATATTCGGTCGGATTCCGAATACCGCTGCATCTGCCCTGAGGCGCTCGTTGCGCGCTGATCGAGCAATCGCCTTGATCTTGTCGTTCGCTTGCACTCGCCTCTTGCCTTCAGCCTGAAGCGGTGTAAGTGGGCCGATGAAGTCTGGCTTATTCCAATGCCGGAGCGCCTGTTCCTGCTGGAACTTTGTCGCTGTGCCATTGGCGTACTCGATTTCAAGACCGAGCACCTTGGCGCGCATCGCTTCATCGTTGAGCAAGAGCACGATGGTTTTGGACATCGCATCCTTGGCAAGTTGGATATTAGCCTCTACTGCCTCAATGACGAAGTTGCTGCCACGAGTTCCTGGGTGCTCAATGAACTTACGGTCAGAGAATAGGTTTGCAGCAGTCACCTTAGGAATGGTGTGCGGCTTAACGCCCTTAACGACAAACCAGGCATACCAGGCGTGCTTCCTTCCTCCGACCGGTCCGACGATTGCGCCAGGGCGATTGATACGAGAGCGACGGCCACGCACGCTCTTGGCAAGACCACCGAGATCTGTCGGAGCCTTCTCGCGCACCGGCTTAGCGAGAGCGCGAGCAGCGTTGACTGTGGCGAACTGCTCTAGCTTGCGAACGCCCTTCCATCCGAGCGAGTTGAGAAATGCCTTCTGAAGCGCCTCTGCCTCGGCGCGAACATTGCCTTGCAGCTGAATCTCTACGGAAGCCTTAGCCACTTACTTGCTCCTTGGTTGGATCTCGCAATACAGAGACCAATAGGTCATTAGATCTTCCGCTGTTGCGCTCTTCAGGATCTCCCAAGGCGGCACGCCGTAGGCTGTGCCAAGTGTATGCGCAATGATCTCTGGGCTGGTCACCACGAGCGACTGTCCGATAGACAGCCGCTTGGCTTCCAGCCTTACGCGTTTGGGAGTGCTGAGATCGCGGTGGCCCACTTCTCCATTGCAGCCGTGATAGCCGCTACTGGAGCGTCAAGTACATCGTCGGCAGGGTTGCCTTCAATATCCTTGAAGTTGTGGCTCACAACCAACTTAGCGAAGGCTGCGAACTGGACGGCGGTCTCACCTTGGAGTTCGATGAGGATACGAGCGCTTACATTGCGTCGCAGTTCAATCGTCCAACCGGCATACGAGCCGTCCAGTTCAATCTTTACCGTGTCCATATTGACCCTCCTCCTAGCGCCCTACGGCGCTACTATTTACGGCGCTACGCTGAGTGGCGAGTCCACGATGATCTCAAGCGACTTGCCTGAGGTCGTGTCGTACGCCAGTCGGCAGGTGACCTCATTGACCACCACGCCATCCTGATCCGCTGAGAGCGGAACAACATTCTCGACTTCCCACGATCCGAGAATCCACACGCCATAGTTATCGGCCGTCGTGCCGTACAAGCGCAGGAACTTCTGGGTGGCAATGTCGGTGATTGGGAATGAGGTCGTAGCTGCGCTGTTGCTCGCCACCGTGAAGGTCAGCGTCGCATCAAGCACGCCAGTCAGAGCGGCCGTGGCTGCCGTCAGGCTGCCATCGAGCGCCGTGATCATTCCGACACCGGTCGTTACCGACAGGTTGAAGTTATAGACCGACGCGTAGTCAGTCGCACCTGTACCAGACTTGTCAGGGAAGTTCGTATCCGTGCTCATCTTCATCAGGCGACCTGGGAGCATTGGCTGCTCTGGAAGCGCCGTTGGGAAGGAGAGTGCCGATGAGGTGACTGTGGTTGCTGCAAAGGTTGCGCCCATCTGCAACAGACCATTGGCATCCGTTGAGAAGGTGATCTCTGTCGGAGCTGCGTCACGGACGAGATACTTCTGCACGCCGTCGGTCACAAGGAACGAGTAGAACACCAGCGTGTCGACATCGCCCTGTGTTGGCGACCAAGTCCACGAGTACGGCGAAGCCGTGCCTGAGGTGCTCGCGCCAATTGCATCAAGCACCAAGGGAAGGGTGCGGAGCGATGCAGGACCTTCAGCAATGCTCAGCACTGGAGCCTTGCCGGTGATGGTTGGAAGTCCGCCCTGGATTGCAGTGCGCTTGCCAACGGATACCGTCTCGCCAAGGTCAACGGTCACGCCCAAGTCCAGCGCGCCAAGCGTCTCAGTGAAGAGGATCTCGCCAGTTGCCGTGCCGATTGATGCGGCCGTACCGAATGCAGCCTGCGACGCAGTAGCGATCCGCGTCAGAGCCTTTGCGCCGTAAGTTGCCATCTCTCGATCTCCTTGCTCTACGCGGTGAACGCCACGGTGTCATAGACCGTGACTTCCGCAGTTGCCTGCACCGTCAGGTAGTCCTGATCGGCGTATGTGTCTGTGCCGAGTGTAGTGCCAGTCACAGCGACCTGAACGGCGTTTCCACTAATCGTCACAGCGCCATCGAATGCGGAGCGCAGCCACGCGCGCCAGGTATAGAGGTCTCGGTACTTCTCATCCATCCGTGGGATGGGCAGGAGGTACAGGACACAGTTGACAGTTAGAACCGTTGTGCGGTTGCCATTGCCTACGCTGATCTGGTCGCCGCCTGGGAAGAGCACCGCGCACGGTACGACTGGGAGAGACTCAGGAGGCGTGGCGTATGCCTTGCGAAGTGTGTAGCCAGTCGGCGGCGTGACCGCCGTCAGCCGAGCTGCAATGGCATCAAGTATGGTCAGGTCGGTCATCGTGCCAAGCCGCCGCGCTTGCGGTACGGCTCAAGGATCAGCGCAGCCTCTGGGTGCAGAGCGCGGCTCATCCGCAGGATGCCGCCAAGGTCAGCCGATCCGATCACGCCGAATGGCGCGGTGCGGCTGTTCCAGACAGCGCCAGCCTGAATGATCTCCGCCTGCTTGACCGCAGCCGGTACCGATGGGAAGCCGAACACGCCGACCACCTTCACGCCGAGATAGACATCCTTAGGGAAGTTGCGCGGCCAGGTGACGCTCGTATCGATCTCGGTGTAAGGGAAGCCGTCAAGCGCCGCATTGACTGGAGCGAGCACATAGTCAGTGCCAGCCGTCCAAGTGGTCTCGTAGGTTCCGTTCGCGTCATCGTCTGTCTGTAGCGTCGTGACGCTGACGAGATCATCGGTCAGCACATACTCCCAGTCCTCAGCCGTGTAGTAGCGCGTCTCGGACGCCGTGCCGAAGCCAGTCTTGCGGTCGCAGTAGAGATCGATCAGCGTGTCGGTTGCGTCCAGCACCGACTGGAGCGCGGTGTCATCGGTGCTGTCGGTAATGCCGACCGCAGCCTTGAACTCAGCGAGCGTTGCGTAGGACATTAGCGGCCTCCTGTGTGCATCACATAGAGCGTTTCTGTTCCTGATGCTACCACTGCGTACAACTTGTCAGCCTCTGGTAGCCAGATCTCGTGCATCTCATCCTTCGGCAAAGCGAAGCCGTTGGAGGTGGTCACATCGCTGTTGCCGATGTAGACCACATTGCCGCCGGTAGGGGAGTGAAGGTAGACATAGGACGCACCGACAAGCCCAGTCGCAATGAGGACTGGCTCGGTTCCGACGGTCTTCTGTGAGGCGATGATGGTTGCCATTATTCCCCTTCAGGAGCCACGCTCGGCTCCGTTTGTGTGACGGTGGCTGTCCTCATATTCTTTGATACTTTCGCGCGCTCTACGAGCCGCGTTGGTGCCTCTGCGTCGACATCTGCAACACGCTCCGCCAGTCCGAATCCGATCAGGCTCTCCGCCTCTGCCTGTGGCAGGTCAACGATCGAGCCGGTTGGATATTCACCGCGCCGCTTGCAAAGTCGAACGAGCATTAGTTCTCCAATCTTGCGGATCAGGGGAGCCGCCGAAGCGGCTCCCCTTCACCACTAACTAAACCGAGCTACTGACGAATCAGTTGCAGGCGTAGTACTTGACGGCATCAGCCTGTGCAAGGCCGGTCGCGCCGCGAACCTCAACCTTGTACGAGATGAGGCCCAGGTTCCACGCGTACTCGCGGCTTACATCCACGCGGATGCCTCCAACGAGTGCAGTCTTCACCTGCCCTAGGTCACCCCAGAGAATTGGCTTGGCGTTGTCAGCAATGTCAGCAATGCCGCTCGCCGTGTAGACAGGCTTGCCAAGAAGGCGATCAACGCCACCCTGACCACCTGGCTGGAAGAGCGGAAGGCTGGACGATGTGATTCCAAGGATCGTTCCAAGGGTCGCATCGGACATCAACCAACCTGCCTTAGGGGCAGTTCGGTACTGCTGCTTGACCGAGTACTGAAGAGCAACAAGCTCAGCGTAGGTTGGTACGAAGGTCGCACCAGTTACGCCTGAACCAGCGGCGTTCACGACGGCCGTACCAGCGGCAGCGCCGTGGGCGATTGCAACTTCCTGACCAGCAGCGTCCGCAATGAACGCAGCGATGTCGAAGGCTGCATCCTCAACAAGCTCTTCCGAGACCTGTACAAGGATCTTGTAGCCGGATGGGGTGAGCTGAAGCGTGCCCATCGTTGGGTCGCTCTCAACAATCGTTCCACCTTCGCCTGGTGCCGTTGCGGTTCCGAGAGCCGTGGCTCGTGGGAACTTGATCGCGTTGCCGGTGGCAACACGGATCACATCAACAACATCTGGGTTGATGAAGGGGTTGATCTGGCCTGCAACGACATTCACACGTGGGAATACCGACACAGGATCACCCAGGTTGCTGCTCTTGGTCACATCGCGGTACTCGAACGAGTCCGTACCACCAGCAAGACCGATGGCGCGCAGGCGCTCCGAGTCCGTCTTGGCAGCAGGAGCCTTAGGAGCAACAACAGCGGCGAACTCGGCGCGAGCCTCGTCAGCAGCCTTGCGTGCTTCCGCAGCGTTCTTCTCGGACTTCATCGCCTCGGCAAGCGTGCCGGCCTCAGCGACGAGCTTCTCGAAGCGCGCCTTGTCTTCGCCCTCAAGGGCGATGCCCTTATCGGCGGCCTCTACGGCAATGCCGCGAGCCTCCGTAAGGAGGTGTGCTCGCTTGTCAGCGAGATTTGCGAAGTCGGACATAGTGTCCACTTCCTTTCTCCGCGCATAGGCGGAACTACTTGTTTGTGCTCTCCTCGGTGGGTTGCTCTAACGCGGACTCGCCTACTCAGGGCGGTGGGGCGTAGGCACGAGACCTAGAGTGCGTCACCTTCTGCCGCTTCCAAGGCAAGCATTGCCGCAGCGACGGATGGGTCAATGACCGTCTCCTGCTTTGGCGCGAGCTTGGAGCGAACAGCATCAATCACAACCACTTCCTCGGCGGACAGTTCGCGTCCAGCCTTGATTGCTTCAAGTGTGGCGACCAGCGCCTCAGCCTCTACGCCGATCTTTGGCGCAGTGACTTGGCGGATCGCCGTGAGACCAAGGGTCGCAGGGTAGGCAGGGGTCTGACCACCAGCGGCAAGGATGCTCACCTCAAACAGGTTGGCTTCCTTGATCGTGCGCTGATTGCCATCCCACGCGTCCTGAACCTTTTGGAAGCCGAACGACATTCCGGCAGCGGCGCTCTCGTGCGTCAGCATCGAGATGACCTTGGCTGCGTCTGGATCGGCTGGGTCAAGTTTCGCCTCAACGCGCAGCCCAGTCTCGTCCTCGGTCAACTGAAGGCGGCCGCTCGCGGTCGTTGCAAGTGCGCGCGTCTCGTCGTGACCGAATAGGAAGGAGATGATCTTCTGCCCTGCGGATGCGCGAGCCAGTGAACGCTTGAATGCGTTTGGCGCAATGCGCTCCTCGAATGGCAGACCAGCGCTCGCGCTATCCCAGATAGCAGCGTAGCCGCTAAAGGTTCGCTGTCCATCAGCGTCAGCCTCGGCAAGACGATACTCGCCAATCGGCAGTGAGCGAACTTCTTTCTCTTTCATATCAATGATCTCCCTATCTTCAGATGCGATGAGTCGATCTGCCCACGAGAGTACGCGATCAGTTGACTCTGGGTCAGTCGTTTCCACACCCCAGAGGAAGCCGGCAACAGCACCTGCACCTGGGAAGTCTTCGTTGGTGCGGTCGCTGTTTTGTGGTACGCCTTCCCAGTCGCCGCGATGACGGCGAATCCACGCAGCCATTCGTACGAGCTTGTCGCTATCAACGCGACCGGCGGCCAGTTCGCGTGCCTCGGAGATGGTCTGCGCCTGCAAGCCGTCGCCTGCGAGACCGTCCTCAACAAACGACAAGCCACGAGCGGCTGCGTTGCGGACATAGTCTGGAACCTCGTACACAGCGCGACTCTCGTCGGCGAGATACTCGTCAGGCGAGTACGCCTCAATCATCAAGCCGCGAGCCATCTCGCGGACGGCTGCGTCATTGTCAATCGCGTACTCCAACTCCTCGCCGTACTGCTCCTTGAGGAGGCCATACTTGTAGGTCTTGTAGGGCAAGGCGGTCGCGATTGTTGGACCGTCAAAGTCGTTGAGGTGTACCTCTTCAACGCCAGCCACCTTGTATTCCTGAAGCCACGCGCGCGTCTCTTCTAGGCGCTCAATGCTACGCGCCGAGACCACGATCAACTGCTTGTCGCCAGTCATCACCTGCTGGTTGAGCAGATCGATTAGCGGCTGATTCGGCTGCTCGTTGTCAAGGATCAGCGTGCCGTCAAGGTCAACGATGATGTAGCTCAAGCCTGTGGCTCCTGCCCAACTACGCCGATGTTGAGCGGCTTCCAGTGCTGGTCGCCGCCTTCGATGTCGGCAAGATCCTCAAGTCGGCGCACCTCGTTGAGGCTGCGGATACCGTTCTGCAACTGGATTGCGTAGGCGTCCATTCGCTCCTTGGTGGTCGGTCGGAGGAGGCCGTCCATCGTGAACTTGATGAAGGTCTGCTCTGCACCTGGCACGAGCCGCTGCAAGCCAGCCTCTAGGCGTGCGACGAGTGGTCCAAGACCAAGGCGCAGCCACTCAATGCTGACGATCTCAACGCTGTTGTATGAGGTGTTGCCGCCTGGATATTGGAGCAGGTGCAGCGGCACGCCCATCAGACGAGCGATGGACTCAACGCCCCAGTGGAGCGTCTCAACCAACTGCATATCGCTGATCTTCATTGACATCTGCTGGAAGTCTGCGCCACCGGTCAGCACCGCGATCTTGTGCATCTTCTCAATGCCTTCGTGACGGCGGCTGAATGAGTTGCGGAGTGAGTCCGCCTGATCCTGCGTCAGTTCGCCTGGGATCTTGATGACGGCTGAAGGCGCTGCGCCCTGCTCGTAGAACTTGGCGCTGTAGAGCTGCGTCGCGCTGGCAAGTCCGAGCGTCGTGCGGTGCTGCTCAACTGGCGATGGTGCGCGGAAGTTTGAGCCAGTCGCAAACAGCGGAATGTGCAGGATTGCGTCAGAGGTCAACTCAACGCCCACGCCATCCTCGCCTGCGACCACATAGACAGGAGCGCCGTCTACGACCTTGATCGTCACGCGGTGCGGATCGAGCACGCGCATCTCAACGATGTCGCCGTTGCGATTTTTGATGAAGAGGACAAAGCAGTTGCCGTCAATCAGCAGCGACGAGACCATTCGATGCTTCAGATCGAAGCCAGTGAAGTTCGGATTGTTTGGCTGTGGCGTGGTCAGCCACGATGGTGATGGTCGGTACGGTCGGCGTGTGCCGTCAATGCGGATGTAGGTATCCCACGGAAGCGACGCGACAGTGTCGGCGTAGAGCTTGACTGCTGCGTAATAGGCTCCGATGGAGAGTGCCGTCTGGCTGTTGATTGCGACACCGGCAGACGATACGGTGGGCTGATTGTCGGTGATCCAAGTGCCACCTACGGCACGCTGCTCACCAAGGATGCGGCGAAGGATGCTCACTTACGGTCTCCTAGCGTATAGCCGATAGCGGCAAGAGCCGCGCCCAATGCGATGAGTCCTAATGGGAGAGAGAGTAGCGCGAGACCTGCGATGACAAGTGCGCCACCCACAACTTCGAGAAGGTTGCTAATCATAGGTTGATCCACTCCACTTTCGCTACAGACTTAGGTTCTACCTGTAGGAACTTTACACCTTGGAATGCCACCACGGCAGATACGGCCGCGTCAATGCGGTCTGGCGAAGCCTTGTACGCCTTGGTCAAGACCTGCCCATAGCGCGTCAGGCGCGTGTGAACATTGCTGATATGGCGAGCCAAGAGCGGATTGCCGTCGTGGCGCAGCCCTTCGCCGGTCGCCACGGCGGTGAAGAATCGGTCAACTGCTGGACCCATACGCTCAATGGTGGCCGTAGGGAAGACCGCCACACGCTTGCCGTACCGGCGCGTCCACTCCTCGATCTCGGAAGCCCAGCCAGGTGGGTCGGCGAAGATCGTCGCGTCGTAGGTCTGCATCACCTGATCGATGACCGCGTCCACCTCGCCGCGCGGCACAGTCCAGTCTGGGTCTCGGTTGGTCTCTGCCTTCTCCCAAGCCTTGATCAAGAAGATGTGACCGTCCATCGTGCAGGCGGTAATGACTGTTGCGTCACGCGCATACGATCCGTCAAAGCCGATGCTCAGGCGCTCGCCTGGGATCAGTGTGCGCTCGCGGTCTGCCAGTTTCATCCACGCCTCTGCGCCGATCCAGCGGTCTGGCGGCTGCACAAAGCGGTTCAGGTGGTAGCGCTGCCACTCGTGCATTGGCACTTCGTTGGCTCGTGCGAGCAGTCGGTCAATGTCTACGAATGCCGGTGCGCTAGGGTTCGCCTGCTCTAGCGCAGCCCTGCGGCCAGTGTCGGTCTCTAGGTCGTGGCTATCAGCAGCAGCCCACCACTCGACTAGGAAGGAAGGGTCGCTCACCTCGCCAGACGAGATGCGCTTGGCGTAGGTCAGCATCCTGCCGAGCAGGGTGTTCTCGTCGGAGCCTGCGGTCGAGATGTTCAACTCCAGCGCCTCGGCGCGCTTGGCGAGCGAGTTGGAGAGCACGAGATGCACGCGCTCTTTGTTACCTGTCCACTCGTGCAGCTCGTCAGCGATAAAGCAGGTTGGTCGCCCACCGTCGTTGGTGCCTGCCGCAGCAGCCACGCGGTACATCCGGCCAGGGCGATCCTTGATCAGGATCTCGGTGTCATAGACCTCAAACAGTTTGGCGAGTGGACCTTGCGTCAGCATGATGCGAGCAGTACCGAACAAAAGATCCGCCTGCTCAAAGGAAGCAGCAGCGATCGGAATATTTGGTGACTTCGGAGCCTTCGGTCCTGCCAGTTCTGCCAAGGCAATAGCGGCGAGCAACTCGGTCTTGCCGTTGCCTTTCGGCGTACCTAGCAGGGCGCGCTTGACGGTGCGCTTCTGTGTGGCTGCGTCGTACTCGTAGAGCCGCCAGATATAGGCGCGCTGCCACGGCTCTAGTCGGAACGGCTCGCCGAACTTGTCGCCCTCACCGTGGACTAGGTTGGTCTCAATCCAGCGACAGACCAGCCCACCCCACGACGGCGGTGGCGGACTACTGATCGGCGACGAGTAGAGCGGCCTCTTCGGTTGTGTC